GTAGGGAACGGATATACTAAACGAGATATAACAGAGGAGGAAGTAGTAGGTATGAAAGATAAGTATGGAGAAACAAACGAATGGGACTGGGTTGTAAATAGGCGAGGTAGTAAGTGGGGTGTAAATGTAGACGACGATATGTTTATCAACGATGTAGAGGACGACTGGTTGTATCAGGTAGAGGGTGAACCCGACTGGCATATGTCATTATATTACCAGACTGCGTGGGCACCTAACACTGGCGTAAGCGAATGGTTGCTTGGTTCCACAGAAGGAATAAATAAGATAGAGCATAAGTATATAGAGGAAGGATGCGACTTTGCTGGACAACTGACAGGTTGGGTTGATGAGCACGGGTTTGATGAACACGACAAATATCAATGGTTACACGAGACTGAAGATAAGATAAGTTATGCTACAAGACTAGACTGGGATATGGTGAATGACTATGAAGAACTGGAAGTAAAGGAGATGTTAGTATATTGTGGTGAAGAAGCGATAGGTGCTGTAGTACGAGACTGGACTGAACAACTTGATATGTTGCCGTTTGGTTTAGCAGAGATAGTATCATTTGATAAGCACGAAGGTGTTGCTATGATAAGCGAATATGAGAGAGAAGACTATTGTGAATGAACCTTGTGTTGAGGTTGGGGGTAGTATGGACACGAACATACTGCCCCCTTTATTGTTAGGTATAAGATATGTGCGAGACTAATGAAGATAATAAGTATATCCAGAACTGGAAGTTATACTGGTGGGAGAAGAACGGAAGGTTATGGGTAAGGAAGGAGAAGGTATTATACAGATGCTACATAGATAAAATGAGAGCGAGACTAATAAAGAATAAAAGTATAAAGGATATAGAAGAATGAGAGAGAATAGATATAGACTAACACTAACACTTATAATAGAAGGGACAGACATAGACAACGCATTATCCAGAATGAATAAGAGAACAGGTATACTAGCATTGATGGATAAGAAGGAAGAGATACAGTATGAGATGATAGGTAAGAGCAGGAAGAAAGTATTTGTTATGCCTATTCAGGATGAGGAGGAGAACTAATGAACGACAAGATAATAGAAGAGATACTGGAAAGAATAGATGCGATAGAAGATAAGATAAAAGAAATGAATAAAGGAATGGAAGACATAAGGAATACTACACAGAGGATAAGTCAAGTGATAGATAGAGATAGTATCCAGAGAGAGATAGGTAGACTGAATAAAGATAGGTGGAATAGGATGGGAAAGATAAGTGAGAGATAAAGATAATAGAAATAATATAAATAGTATTTTACATTTTGTGTTATAGTAAAGATAGTCCGAGACTAGAAAGAATAATAATAGATAAAGGAAGTATAGTAGTGATAGGCATAAGAGAGAGGAGACAAGTAATACATAGGGGTATGGTAAGTATCCAGCGTTTTAGCAAAACCAAGGGTAGTGGGTATGCCTAGTGAAAACAAAGATGACTGGCGGTACATATCGTGCGATACTTGGAGAATAGATGCCTTACAAGAGCGTGAGGGTACATTTGAGGACGAACTAATAGACTGGATAGACGGATATAATAAACCCTACATAGAGGACAAGGGTGCCCCAGAGCATAGTCTATTGGTATGGATAGAGGAGATGTTTGATGAGAGGCAAGCATATATAATGAAGGGGTATTGCTGGGATGGGCGTAGTATGGCGACGATAGGCAAGGAACTAGACATAACCCGTGTAAGGGTATGGCAGATATATAAGGAAGTATTGGGGATAATAAGGATAAGGTGTGATGACGACTGGGAGAAGTATAAACTATTATTCATAGGCAACAGGGTCGACGGGTACAATGGTAGGCGGAGACTAGTGATAGACGGGCGAGGTATCGCAGACGGTAGAGATAATAATAATAATAAAGATAAAGGAGATAAGGGATGAGCACGGTAAACAGTAGACGGAATAAAATGAATAGGGCGTTGAAGAAGAGAGACATAGAGACAGTGCTATGGGAACTATGTGTGGATTGCGTAGAGGAATTCAGGTTAAGTAGTAACTGTAAGATAGGTAGACAAACGTTCAGCAACCTGCTTAGTACACTAAGTCAGATGGAGATGCTGAAGAGGAGAAGGGATGACAAGAACTACGACATGGAACAAGCGGATGCATTGAAGGAAATGGATCAGTGGTTGAAGGTGGTGAAGTGAGATGTGGAACGCTGATGCTGTGTTGGCTTGTGAGCGAGGTTGGAATTGTATTGGGGTAGTAAGGTAGGAATTTAGATAGAGGGGAATAGAGAGGGATAGAGAGGAAGGGAGATAGAGGAGATAGAGATAGAGGAAGAGAGGAGAGAGAGAGAGAGGAAAGAAAAGGGAAGAGGTGAGGGAGAGATAAAAGAAACGAAGTTTCTTTTATTGTATATTGAATATAGAGATTGATGGGGAAGAGGGAATATTATAGAGAGAGATTAGAGAGAGATGAGATGAGATAGAGATTAGGTAGAGAGATGTAATAATATAGTGACCTTCCTTCCGACTAATAATAATAATAATGGTTTAGGAGGGGTATCCCTTAGTAGGAGAGAGAGACATATATAATTATACCCGCCTAAGTAAATTCCCCACATTTACAACTTTTTACAAAACAACCACCGTCGTCTAAACACGACAACATAGGACAAGATATGAATATAATAAATATAAGATACATGCTGCAACCAGTTCGACGCTGTTGCAAGGGCAGTTAGATGCCGCAGTCACTAGAAGAGATTTTCAATGATCCTGTGCTGTTCATAAGCAGGTTAAGTATTACGGATAAAGAGGGGAAGATATGTTTGCTAACACCAACCCCTGAACAGATAGAGATGATAGGGGCATTACAGACAGGCAGAGATTGCTTGTTCTTAAAGCCAAGGCAGATAGGAGCGTCAACAATAGTCTCAGCATATTATTTTTGGAAATGGTATACAAGCAAGGAGCCTATTACTATTGCAATATTATCCCACAAGATGATGAGCGCAAAGCATTTGCTGCATATGTACAAGTTCTTTTATTCTAAACTGCCCAACCAACTAAGGCGACCACTTATCGTGGAGAATACAACTGAACTTATTCTCAGGGATTCTGGAGCCAAGATAATGGCTGTGTCTGGTGAGGCTTCAGGTGGGCTAAGATCCTTTACATGCAATGCGTTGCATATATCGGAATATGCTTTCACACCGCAGCCTGAAGAACTTAAGGCGACTGCTATCGCAGCACTGAACGGTAACCAACTGGTTATTGAATCAACGGCTAATGCCTATGGTGATTCATTTCACCAAGAGGTTATACAGGCTAACAGGGGTGAAGGGAACTGGGAATTTAGGTTCTTTGGTTGGAATGGACATGCTGGGTATAAACAAGATTATCCTTCGACGTATGTTCCTACAGATATGGACTACTGCCATAAGCACGAACTATCCTATGGGCAAATGTATTGGAGAGACAATATGATTGCTCGCCTAGGTACTGCTAAGTTCATGAGAGAATATCCTTTGGAACTTAAGGATGCGTTTGCGCAGTCTGGTGATAGTTACTTTACTGATGAGGACTTACGTTATATGGAGGTTGTTAATATAGACCCGGGCAATAACAAGTTTACAAAGTTAATAAATTGTGATAAGGATGCTGCATATGCTATAGGGGTTGACGTTGCTTCTGGACGTGGTGGAGATTATAGTGTTATAATGGTATTGGATAAACAGACGTACAAACCTGCTGCTATCTTCCGTTCAAAGACAACCTCCCCTGTGGAACTTGCTGAGAGAATACATAGGATTGCTGTTGAATATAATGAAGCATTGATTCTTATTGAGGAAAATAATTGGGGACTTCCAGTCCTTAATGAGATGAGGCATAGGGGATACTACAAGCTATGGAAAGATGATAAGGATAGAGACTGGAATACAAACAAGAAAACTAAGATAACAATGTTTGAAGAACTTAAAGCGTTATTGTATGAGGGTATACTTACCCAAGTGGATTCCATTACATACACGGAGCTAAGGTCATATCAATTGGATAAGAAGGGACTAGCCCCTGTTGTACCTGATAACTTGGATCACCATGGTGACTGTGTTATAGCTTTAGCGTTGGCGTGTCAATGCCTTAAGAAGGTTAGGTTATCCAGTAAGTCATTTCTACCTGACTTCATAAAGAAACGTAGAGCAGATAAAATAATAAGAGAATCTTTGGGTATGGCTGAAAGGCGTGAAACATAACATTTTACAGATTGTCTATAACAAGTAACAAGGAATAATAATTAATGAGCGAATTTACTAATGCAGATAAGGTGTCCTTCGTAAGGTCACTGCTTGCAGAACATAATCACTTCTGGGATCAGCAACAGGATGAGATGCGTAGATATAAAGCTGCGTATATGAATAACTTTTATAAAGATAAAAATAAAAGTAATCAAATCCAAGTTGAGACTGCTGACGGTTATGCGTACATTGAAGGCTTCATTGCTTCATTGTTCAGTAAGTCACCTGCTGTAGAGGTAGGGGCAGATAGCCAAGGTAAGGGAGATAAGAACCTAGCCAAGGAAATAGCTAATAGATTCCTCTTCAGCCAACGAACACAGTTGGAACTGAATAGTAGGATGGCATTGATATATCCTCAGTCATATATTAAGATGTATCCTAAGGATGCTAGAAATATATTGGATAGGGTAGGTATCAGAGCATTGTCTCCGTGGGAAGTTATTATCGATAGAGATGCTTCTTCGTGGAACGAGCAAAGGTTTGTTGGACATATCTACTTCGAGACAGTAACAAACATGAATAAGAAGTTCGGTCGTAAGAAATGGATACCTGTTAAGAAGGAAGATTACTTCAACAAGCATATTGTCAAAGGCAATGGTAATGAGGATATTTCAGACTTACCTAATGAATTCTTATACTGCAAAGTCGTTGAGCTATATGATTTTATTAATGATAAACTTTATTTCTGGACACCTAATATACGTAACCAAGATAGACTACTTAGTGAGGAAAGCATTCCACTTAGTTTAGCCAATGGGGAACCGACAGCCCCTGTTATACCGTTATATTATTCACGTGTACCAGATCAACCAATGGATGGCATAAGCGCTATGAAGCGTATCTATGACCAACTATACGAAAAGAATATACTGCGATCATTTTGGGCTAATGCCGTTCGTCGTGATACCCGACAGTTCCTTGTTCGAGAGGGTGCTATCGACGATGAGGCTTTGGCGAAGATTACCGCAGGAATAGATGGGGCTATGATCCCCGTAGATGCTGAGAACTTAGCAGGGTTGATATCAGTTGTCCCGTCTATTCCGATATCGTCGAACCATAGTATTTATCTTAATCAGATTGATCAAGATTTAGCTAAGGGTTCTGTGATGGCACCATTCACTAGAGGCGAAGCTAGTCGTTCGTCAGCAACGGAAGTTGCAGCTTTGGCGCAGTATACTGCTTCAGAGATTGGACGACTTGCTCGTGAGAGAGATGGTGTTATTGAACAAATAGCAGAGATGTATGTGAGAATCATAGGACTAATATCTGAGGATTCAGAAAGAGAAGTTGTGCTTATCGAAGGAAAACCAACTATACTTGCTCCGTCTAAACTAGATGGGAAGTTTAAGTTCGTTGCGCAGGACCAAGCGTCAACACCTATTGCTGAAAGTATTAAGAGACAACAGATACTTCAGTTAGCTCCTATACTAGGACAACTTGGTGTTGAGCAGTGGAAGATACGTGACGAAGTTATTCGTCTGTTTGACTTGCCACGTTCGTTCTCAGAGACACCAGAGGTACAGCAAGAGATTGGACCAAGGGGTGAAATGCCACAAGGTCGTCCTGACGGAGCACCGTTTAATACACAACCACCTACACCAGAGGAACAGATAGCACAGTCACTACGAGGTGGTAGAGGCAGGAAGATGCCACTGCCCGGTGAGATGACTTCAACAGATAAGGGTACATATTAATGCCCTTATATTTATTCTCGTGTGAGGGTTGTGATAACGTTGTGGAAGAACTAATGAAGTTCTCCGAGAGAGATGACTGGAAAGATAAACATGCTTGCGCTAACTGCGGTAGAGATTTTAAGTTTAAACTAACTATGCCTGCTAAAATGGCAGAACAATGGGCTGGGTGGCAGGAAGGATTATCTTCCAATGTGTATTCACCAGCGTTAGGACGTAAGGTTGTTAACCAAAGAGAGGAAGCAGCGATAGCTGAAAGTATGGGATTTGTAGCAGCGTCTGATTTACCTAGTGGGTACATTGATGACCAAACAAGTAAACTACAGGAAGAGGATGCATACTTCGATAAGATGAATGATACTTACAATGAGAGATTAAAAGAGGGAGGAGGTACCTATGGTGCTGCTATTAAAGCAGTCGAGGAACTAATGCCCGCCAAACAAATGCTTAAGGAGGCTGAAGCACATGGCGATTGAAGAACAGGATATTGATCCTAGGGTAATAGAAGGGCAGGAACAAATTGCTCAACAGGAAGATTCGTTAATGAATGAATTTTCACCATCTGGAAGTTTCAGTAAGAAGTCGCTCAATGCTTTGGTAAAGGTTGCAAAACAACTTCAGCCATTGTTTGGACTTAAAGCTGACTATCCTGAATTCACAGAGGACGTTGAATACTTCCCTACTGAATTTACTAGACTACTTATGATGTATAAACAAGCAGTTGACGATGCAATAGCAATGGAAGTAATCGATGAGGATAAAACTTTTATCCTTGATGATGTATCTGACGATAATAGTGTTCAGGTTATTGCTGGTAAACTTGGTGCCGTCGTTAAAGATAAAGCATTTAAGAAGTTTCTATCGGCTCCACCAACTGAGGTTGAGGAAGTCAAGGAAGAAACTGTTGATGAAGAACGTACACCTGTTCCAGAAGAAATGGATTCGTCAATAGATGAATTGTTTGGAGGAAGGTTATAATGCCTAGGCACCCACGATATGAACGTCCAAGTTCTACTGTAGGTAGTAGAGCACGTGACGAAGAGGAACGCAGGCAACGAGAAGCACTAGCGTCTTCAGGTGATGACCCTGCTGAATACAGTTCAGGATTAATTGCTGACACATTTAAAAACATGGGTACAGATGCATATGAGAATATAGTAGAACCATTTGGTGAAGCACTTGGTGATGCTGCCGCAGTTCACGTAGGTGCATGGCAAGATAATGACTTAGGTTATTTAGATATGTATAACTTATTAGATGAAAGAGAGAAAACAAACCTATTGATGGAAGGTGCTTTAGGTGCCGCTGGTGTTGTTGCTGCTCCTATTGCACGAGCAGTAGGTCCAACGGTAGGTAGACTATTACGAAGAGGGGCAGGTGCTGCTGAAGAATCAACAAGCATACTGCCTAGTTTCAGAGAAGTGTATGATAACGATACACTTTTAAGGGATATGCCTATCCCTGACGATGTTGTCGTTAGACACGAGGCAGCGAGGCAAAGACCAAGATACTTGAGCAAGGCAGAAAGACCATATGATCCAGAAGGACCACCAGTGAATGATAATATATTTGGTAGCCCACCTGAAAGGGCTGGACAGGTTTTAGATTACAAACCAACAAATGCGGGCGATGAATATGCGGAAGTATTGCGTCAAGAATGGGAAGGCATCGAAACACTTTCTCAATCGGAGAAGGATATCTGGAACAGACAGGTGGCAGATGAGAGAAGGGCAAGTGGAGATTTATTAGACATTGATAATAGTGGTGGACTTGAAGAGGCTGGAGACTTTGACGATTTATTTGAAAGTCGTATTGGTGATGTAAATCCAGAGACGAGAACTAGAACAGTTGAGACGGGACCACCACAACAACTGATTGATGAAGTCAGCACGATGGAGCACTTAGCTAAAGATAATATCCTTGAAGGACTTGATCTCACACCCAACGAGGGTCTCGATGTGATGACGCAAATATCGTTAGGTAATGATATTCTTAGTGCTCCCGCTAAGGTTCGGAATTTACGAAGCGCACTGGTACGCCGAATTGAAAGTGCAACAGATGACGATACTATCATTGCCTTACAGAGACAGGTTGATAGACTTGAAGGTGTCGAGGAAGGAATACGAACAAACCCTATGTTTAGAGATGCATTTGATGGATGGGATCAGTATAGTGCTAAATACCCAAATCACGAAATAATGGCTTACCATCTTGTTGAGAACCCTCACGAGATAAAGATGCTTACTGGGCGTATGAGACTTAGGATAAATAGGATTTTAGAAAGACAAACTGATACGTTACCCTATGGTGAAGATGGAAAACTAATTTATATCAGAGAAGAAGTTCTCAATTATTTAGATCAGATAGATAACTATCCTGAAGGAGACTTCACACCAGAGATGGTACATGCAATATTGCAACTACCTAAGAGAATAAACATCTATGAGAATAGATACTAACCATATAAGGAGAAATTAAATATGGAAACAAACGAGACTATCGACACTACAGTTGATACCACCTCTGCTGCCACAGAACTACCACCTGTTGCCGTCGAGGAAAATACAGGGGTGGATACACCAATAGAATTGCAGGCGGCGCCAGAGGACGTGCCTGATAGCTTTTTAGAGAACTTTAATTTAGATTCTTTACTAAAGGCTGACTTCTCGGATGACGAGATAATGTCACAAACACATAAAGGATTACCAGAATACAATGAAATCCTAAAACACTTACCATTGAATGGTAGGAAACTTATTGCTAACTTAAGAGCGATGACTACACAGAAAACCCAAGAGGTTGCTGAGATACGTCGGGATTTAAAAGCACAGCAAGATAAACTATTACAAGAACGTAAAGCGCTATACGATGGGAAGTTCGCAGAGAATGTTGCTACAGCAGCAGCGGAACCAGAGAAGCCATTTGACTTATTTTCTACTGAAGGTATGGAGAGCAAGATAAAACAAGAAGCAGCAAAGATGTTTCAGAATATGCTTAAGCCTATGCAGGAAGAAATGTTTATCAATAAACGTTCAGCAGCACTAGAGAACTTTAAGAGGGATAATCCAGATTTAATGGATCCTGATATTAAGATGGGTGTTGCAAGACTATTGAGAGATAGGGGAGAATTAAAACTTGAAGACGCTTACTATATTACTAAAGCTAAAATGAACAGAGAGAGACTGGTCACTTTGGAAGATGCGAATAGGTTACAGCGTGACAAGGCAAAAGAGACTTGGAATAAAACCAGTAATGGTTCAAACGTAAGTGCTAACGGTACACCTCAATTCAGAGATGCATGGGAATCGTACCAATGGCATAAAGCAAATGGGGTGAAGTAAATGATTGTTGACTTACCACATTGGTTAAAAGGTAGTATAGATTATCCTGCCTTTACAATTCCTACATTGAATAAGAGGGCAGGGTTTCCCTCCTCGGAATATGCAGGCATACAGTTGACTGATCATCAGCTTTATCAACCTGAATATTATCATGGCGAACCGACTTCGATTATATCCTCATCATGTGATGAACAATTTATAGTAGATTTTAATATAAAAACAAACACTATTCTAGGAGAATAAATAAATGTCAATTTCAAATGAACTTTTAAGTTCAACATTGTTTAGTATTCGTGATGGTGAGGTAGATGAACTTTACCAGAAGGTAGCCTTTCTTGACCACTGCAAGCGTGCAGGCGGTCAAATTGCCGAGGACGGAGGAATTAAAATTCAGCGTCCACTAAGTATTTCAGAACATAGTTCTATTACTTCGTTACCAACTGGTTATGAGAGCGTTTCTCTTGCAGTCAATGATACTATGCAACCTGCGATTTATTCATGGGCAGACTTCGCTGCTCCAATCGTAATAACAAAAAAGGAAGAACTTGAGAATAAGTCTGAGAAGGCTATTGTCAAAATCGTTGAAGCCCGTATGCGTAATGTAATGGGTATGCTTCGACGTGAAATCAACCGTCAGATCCTTTCTGGTAACAGTACAGTTCTTGCAACATTGAACAGCCTTAACGGTGTTCCTGCTGCGAATACAACTGGCTTTATCGAGCAAGGACTACCTACCGTTGCCGGTCAGACAAACACTGTTGGAAATATCCAGAAGTCAGTTGTCGATGTGCAAGGTTGGTATAACCGACGCTTTGATGCCAACGGTGCCTTTGGTACTGACGGACTACGTGGTATGCACCAACTATGGACTGAAACTAATTCAAGAGCACCGATGGGTGAGATTGATGCAGTACTTATGTCTGAAGCTGGTTTCGCAAACTACAAACGTGCTATGTTCCAGCAGGAACGTTACGTTGACGAGAAGTCATTAGACGGTGGGCGTATGGCTCTATTGTTTGGTGGTGCTCCATGTGAGCAAGATTTGGCTATGCCAGATGCTACTGTCAACGGTGCGGGTAATGCAGCTACTGCTTACTTCTTGAACTTCGATGGTATTAAATTGTGCATGCATCCAGATGCTGACTTCGCTGTCTCTGACTTCGAACACATTTCTGGAACTACTGCACGAGCAGCTACGTTGTACTGGAAGGGACAGCTTATAGCTGACCACCTTGGTTCACAAGGACTTCTATTCAACGGGGAGGTATTCTAATATGTCTTATTCAGGATTACAATATAACGAAACAACAGGAATCGACGCTGTCACAGGCGCCGTAGTAGATATTCCGAGCGCACTAGACAGAACTATTAAGCGCCGTCTCATCGCAGGAGCGGCTATTGCTGCTGGCGATGTTGTGGCACTTGATGTAACTGCTGCTGGTTCTGCTTCGGTATTGACAGTAACACAAGCTGCTGCTGTAGCCACTGGTAACCCTCTAGCGATTGGGGTTGCTCTTGAAGCAGCCGCTGCCGCTGGAGACGAAATCAGTGTTGCAGTACAGGGCTATGTTGCTGCTGTCAACTGTGATGCAGGTGTCTCTGCAGGGGATCCCCTTGCAGCACCACGTAACGTTGCTGGACAAGTAATGGTAGGTTTGGCAGCAGACTTATCACCTTGGTTCGGCGTTGCTTTGAAAGATGAAGCAGGCGGTGTCGTGGAAGCTTACTTGTACCGCAAGTAAAAATCACACTATATGGGGGCAGGGTTTAATACCCTGTCCTCATTTTACAGAGAGAATAAATGAATCTTCAAGAATTGCGAAACAAAATAAAGAACATTACGGATTATAATCCAGAGGTACAAACATACCTTGACGATTTAGATAGATTGATTAACGATTCATACTGTAATATTTATACAGCGAAGAGATGGAACTTCGCTCAAGAAACTAAATACATAGATATCTTTCCAGACGTTCTATCAACAGCGCTATTGACTGCTGCTGTTGTAGATGGTTCTAGAAGGGTTACGTTTAGCGCTGACGTACAAGCGTTTAAAGATTACCCTGCGGAATGGGAGGGACAAATCTTTCAGCATGATGATAGAGATTATCATATAGATCAAGTGATAAGTTTCACTGAGATACGACTGAGAGAACCATTTAGAGGAACGACAGAAGCTACGGATACCAATTGGAAGATAGCACACAGGCATTATAACTTGCCTGCTGACCTCATAGAGATATTAAACTTACAGCATGCTGATGCTCCTGTAAGTGGAACAGCGCATCCTATTCATGGGAAGAAAGCTTCCTTGGCTAGGCGACGTGCTGAAGAATTGAATTTAAAGATTGATAAGACTTCTAGTTATTCAGAAGCATATGTTATGGAGACACCAGTTGATATACCAGCAGGTGAGAAGTTTGGTGCCCCAGTTATAACACCTTGGGCAGAGAATCACGGAATAGCATTTAATACATACTGGGAATTTGCTTGGGCATTTATGTGGGATGGTGTGGTTGGACCTTTGTCAGAACCACAAGTAGTATACACAGGACTTGGTGAAGCTGGGACATATCCTATTATAGGATTGATACTTCAGCAATGGGATGATCAACTAGCACATTCGAGAGCATATGATCCAGCAGATATATACCGTTCACCACTTGAAGGATATAAAAAGATATTAGTTTACAACAGCAACTTTGATCACAACACTGGTGAACGTAGAGGATTACCTTGTTGGAGATATGTTAGAACAGCTACGTCACCTGTGGCGGACAGAGATGAATGGCAACACTATACTATACCTGATACTTCGTATTCAGGAATAATAACAGACATTGAACAGATGCGTGCTGGACAGGAAAGATACATTGAGATTGATGGGCAACACCAAAGGTTCCGTCCTTATCCTAGACCACAGGGTTCAGATAAAACATATGATGCACATGGTGCGTCAGGAGCTATACCAGATTTGTGGGAACTTAAGTTCAGGCAATGGATATTAAGATATCTATGCAAACCAAAACTACTATGTACATCTACTGATAGTCCAGAGATGCCATATGAATTTCACCAGTTGATAATTTATAGTGTATTGTTCGAAGTATTTACCAAAGGTAATAACAGTTCGATGGCAGCTATGTATGATAAAAAGATTGAAGACGCCGTGAAGGTTTTAGAACGTAGATACATTGACAGGACAGATACCTTCTGGCAACGAGGGCAGTTTGGAATATCACATAACGGTGTATGGATGGACGCTGATAGTTTCAGGAAACTGAATTAGATGAAGACTAAGACTGTACCAGACGCACTATCAGGTGGCGTTGATCAAAGGGTTAAGGCTAGTACACAAAATGCGTCAGATATTAAGAACATGCGTGTTGAAGATCAGGGACTAGGTTGGGTTAATGATAGGGGGTGGGAACCTGTTATCATGGCGAATGATGCTGGTACTGAAACATTACCTACTGCGTTCTCACTAGAACGAGCGCCATGCAGATTCTTGGATATTTATTCACGTCATAATGGTGCTGAAGTATACTATCTAAATGAACGCCAAGGCGAACTGGCATATACTTTTGGGAACGAAGGAACAGGAACCAGTAGGGTTATTCTAGATTCTAACAGGCACGAACCAAAGGCAAATGACCCCGGAACACAGTTAGTGCCACATGGTAGGTTTGCTCTTGTATGTAATGGATATGATAGACCATTTAAGTTCTGGGGTAGAAATCACAGCACACCGTTTGGTTGGAACCAAGTACCTAATGCACCTAACGTGCATACACCGAACCCTGAATATAAGGTTGATCCTAAGACAACTAACACTGGGGACATAGGGTTTGTTGTTAGTCAGACAGAGGACTTATATGGACAGGGAGCAGATGAGGAGAATGACGTAAGTATTTATAGTTATAAAGTTTCCTTCATCAGCGATACGGGAAGTGAAAGTCCGTTATCTGAAGCAGTAACAGTAGCGTGGACAATAGACAACGCATTAAGTGTAGGCTTCTGGAGCGTAATGTTATCGAACATTCCTAAAGGACCAGAAGGAACTAAGGCACGAAAGATTTATAGAACAAAGAATTCTTATCCGAATAAAGCAGAAAAGTATTACTTTGTCAAACAACTAGGAGATAATGTAACTACAGATTGGTTAGACATTATAAAGGATTCTCTATTATTAGTAGATGCTCCAACACCCAATGACAGTATTATAATACCGCAATCATTTAAGCATGGTGCGTCATGGAATGGTTGCGTATGGCTTGGTGGTGGAGATTCATTTGGCACAACAGTTAGGTTTTCAGATAGATTCCTACCTGAGCAATTTGACAGATTCCGCTTCTTTGAAGTAGGTTCGAGACAGGGCGGTGCTATTACGGCATTAGTACCTTACTACAATACATTGATTGTATTTAGGGAGAACAGCATTGAAGCAATATCTGCAATCGCTGATGACGAATATACTATTAGCACTATATCCAACGATGTTGGAACTACAGCCACTAATAGTATTGTTGAAGTACCTGCTGTTGGCTTGTTCTTTCTAACATCAGACGGTGTCTATATGATGGTAGGTGGACAGTCGGGTGCTGGTTTAGTTCAGCTAGACATAAGTCACGTCTCAGCAGGATTACATAAGGAATGGCATAGGCTATCAGAAGGATCACTGGCTAGAGCATCAGCATCGTATTCAAGTAAAGAGAAAGAATACTGGGTACATTATCCTGTTGATGGAGATACAGAGAATAGTAGAGGTGCAGTCTACCATGCTCAGGCTAATGGGTGGTCACTAAGGAATCTAACAGATCCTAAATATGTAATAGATGATGATTCATATGGTATGTACTTTACACAGATTTCAACCAATCCAGAAGGATGGTTTATTATGGGAACTTATCCTAACTATCCACATACAGTCGTTGCTGATGTAGACTATACAGGATTTCCCGGTCATGGATTACAAGTTTGGTCTGGTACTAACAACTTAGGTGAACACCTAGTATGGTTAGCGGCAGGAATTGGTGAGAATACATTTACAGTTACACCTAGTTCTAAGAGACAAGAGGATTGTAACTGGACAAGCACCTTCAATGATTTAGGTGATGACAGTATTAAGAAGCGTATCATATCAGTAGAGATAGAAATGGTTACACAGGGATATAATGATTTAAGTTTGTCATACGTATCTGACTATGGTTTCAGTGAAACAACTGCTGGTGTAAGCGCACCAATGATAGTCGAGCAATACAAGACAACTAATGCTGAACCAGTATGGACAGTGGTAAGCACACAAGGTATTAAGAACTTAGCAGTATGGGGTGAGGACTGGTCTGGTTCACAGGTATGTAGGGTTCGTTGGGACGTACATACAGGATTGGTTGGTTCATTTAAATGGAAGGTTAGTTCACAACACAAGTTCCATATCATTAGTCATCAAGTAGAATTTATGGATAGTAAACAGAAAGTTATTACACATGGGGGTTCAAATGTCTAGAACATGGACAACTAAGGCATTCGTAGGTGCTGATCAGTTTAAAGCAACAGACTTCTCAAGTGAAGCAAATGCACAGGCACAACAGGTTAATGGAAAATTAGATCAACATAACTTACCACTAGATTCAGTTGATAATAATAAGTTCTTAGATGGGATAGTTCAGACTAATGTTTATGGTGACAATACTAAATCGTCATACCTACCAACGCAAAGCTATCATGTTAATAGTTTTGTCCCTGCTAATGAAGTTACAGAAACTGATGTAATAGGTAGTCCCGAGGACTATCAAACACAATGGACAACTGATAGTTGGGATCCTTTCTGGAATAGTTTTGAAACAGTTAATAGCACGCTAAAGTTTATTTCAAAAGAGGGAATGATATATGGAGATGTTAATCTATCAGGTGAGAGAAGGATAGGTAGGGTAAAGTATTTCCCAGAAGAAGGTGCAGCGTTGACGGTATTTGCAGGACGCAGTGGTTGGTGGCGCATAGGCGTGTTCGTCAATGGTGTTCTAGTCGCAGATACTGGTGAGATTCAAGTAGGTGCTTATAGTATCGACTTACCTTTCAGTTCACCAATAGGTAGTGAATACTGTGAGGTAGAAGTTAAGTGGATGGCTAATCAAGATATGTACTTAGATATCGGCACTTGGGTATCTGACTATGTTAATGAAGATTTTAATAAGTGGATATGTTCCGGTATGCATGTCTTTGCGAGGAACCAATATAGATGAGCAAATTAATTTATGACATAGGATACGAAGGTAAACCAAGTAATGATAACAATGAGGTTGATACTTATTTTAACAACCTTGCTTCGGTATCAGCAGCGGTGGATTCAGATAATACTAGGACTGAATGTATATCATCAAAGCATATTGAATGGGATTCTAAACCAGTAATAAAAGCACACATACATAGAACTAACCCGTCAACAGTACCGTCTACATATACGGCAGCAGTATGGACAGATATAGCTCATGGTTCAAATGGTTCTACATCACAGATATTTCCTGCTATAACAATTGATTCAGGTGACGTGATAAGGCATCACTTCAACATATGGAATCGGGCTGACAGTACAGGTTATGGTAGTAATGGTGAGGACTATTGGTGGCTAAAAATAGAATATTTGATAGACGGTGTATGGACATTAGCAGGATATGTTAATAGAAATAGCACAGAGCATTATCGTCCTTCAGGTGGAGAACCAGTAGATGGTTATAGAAGTTATCAGTTATCTGCCGCTGTTATTACAACAGGGGTATTGACTGGTGTGAGGGCACAGATAAAACTAGAATCTGTAGCACGACAACAGGTACTTACGAACTGGAACTTCTCATTAAGGATAATAGGCGCATAATGGCATACGTAAAACAATTTACAATAACGACAGGACAACCAGCAGAACCAACGGAACTGATGGAGAACTTTGAGGATGCTCGTAGATATATTAATCAAGAGATTCTTAATACTGATATAGCTAATGATAGTATAGACTTCACAGAGATAGTGAAGGGAGAACTAACTACATTCAGTTATCCTGAACACCAGTTCACATGTGGTAACGGATATGGTATATATAAGACAAGTGCTTACAGGAATTGGAATGGATTCACTAATACCAATAAGCAGGAATACTTAGGAAGATGGGCGCAATCATTGCCTCCTGTTGCACCTGCTGATCAACACCAAGTAACGCAATACATTACTATTCCAGATAGTTCTAAAGAAGTAGTATTAGAACATAGAGCACTAGTGACATATCGCTTATGGCTAGACGTGTTCATTGACGAAAGTCCAATTAAAGACGCAGAGGATATCGCAGTAACTGTCTTACATAGAGGTACAACTTATTTCTATATAACTAGAGATGGTGGTGTAACTAGAGAGGAAGCACTAACTACTGGTAGGTTCTATGATGAAGTAATACACGATGGTGGTCTGGGTTCAAGTTGGGCTGGTAATCCATTAGAGGATCCAATGTGGGATATAACAGCCGGTGATGGATTCGGCGCTAACATAGACAAAGTACTTTATCGGAGACAATATGTTATGTTCTTCGCAGAAGTATTAAACGCAGGCACCTATCAGTTCGGTGTTGTTGCAGACATTCACCACGAACTGGGACTAGTTAAAGTCCAGAACATGACACTTGAAGTGGAACATGTTGGCGATACAATCGCTTAACAAAACGTATTATTAAGAGGAATTATAATGGCAAGTAAATTAGTAGGAGCAGGGCAAGGAGCCTTAGAAGGGATGCAGACAGGTGCAATGGCAGGTTCATTGTTCGGTCCAACCGGAACAGCAATAGGATCAGCAATAGGTGCTGGTGTTGGTGGTATCGGTGGAGCTTTGACAAGTAGCCCAACAACTGAACTAGATATCCGTAACGAAGAACGTATGCGAGAACTAGAACGTAGAATGGCGGAAGGTACATTAGGTTTAAGTGAGGGCGAACGTAGTGTCATATATGGTTCAGCTATGGAACGTGAAGGTATGGCAAGAGATATTGCTAACCAAGAACGTAATAGACTTATGGCTTCAGCACAACAGGGTGCTGGTGTTTCATTTGCTCAGATGGCTGACGCCGAAGAGAGAGCAATCAATGAGGCAAGGGCTACTGATTTACAAGTATCCCAAATGGATATAGAAAAGAAAGAACGACAGAACTTAGAATACTGGGGTCGCCTTGCTGCAATGTCCGAGAAGGAAGCAAGAGACGCAGAGATGAATGCTGAAGATAGAGCATTGTTATCATCAGGACTAAATGAATTTATAGCAGGTGAGGTAACAACAAGCGGGGCAGGTGATGATGGATATGCAGATACAGTTGCAAGAATCGCTGGTAGATTTAATAGAACGCCTGAAGAAACAGGCACAGCATTGGAAACAATAAGTAGTAATCCAGATATGATGGAACTACTGTCACAGTTAGTAGCAAGCGGGAGAAGATAACATGGCTGTTAGAACACAGATAATGGATCCTACACTAGGGATATATACTATATCATATCAAGATGATTTGGAAATGCCAACCACTAATATCGCTGAAGGTACAACAGGAAACCGTTATGCTTCAAACTATATGGGTGCTCGTAGTAGATGGTGGGACTTATCGTGGCAACAGGCATTGCTTGAGCGAGAAGGTATCACAATGCATAACCGTAGGATACAGCAAGAGATAGCTAACCTCGAAGATGCTAGAAGTAATATACTTCAGGGTGTACCACAACGTGCCGATAGTATGTCTCGTTCATTAATGATGGGTAACACCAGACGTATGGAATGGAATGCTTCGTCAGGAGATATGACTTCAACTACAGTATCTACTGGTGGCGGAGGCGGTAGTGGTAGATATGGTTCAGGTAGAATACAACCTAACGCTTATGTACGTTCGACTGTTGCTGCACTAACACAAGGATTAGATGATAGTCCTGAACAAGTCGCTAGAGCAATGGCACAAGGTAGAGCAGCAGGACAACTATGGCAAGATGATGCAGCACAGAATCAAGCAGCGTTCGCTTACATACAGAATCGTATTGGACAGGCAAGAACTGAAATGATGAACCAAGGTGTATCATACGACGAAGCAGGACAGGCTGCTAGGGAATATGTTGAGACACAATGGGATAGTACCGACGGTCCAACTAAGGACTTATGGAATAGATTCGCCACTATTGAATCACAGGTTAGTGCTGACCAAGGTGGTGGACGAAGGGTATCTACTACTACTAGAGATGGTAGAGAAGGGTTGCCTGAATTTTATAACCAAGCAACTGGACAACTGACTAACAATGTTTGGGAGATTGATCCCTTCATGTATGATCAGGAGACAATGGTTGATAGGATAGATAGAGAGATATCTCAACGTGAAGGAGAACTACAAGAGGCAGCAAGTCCTATTGATAGAGCACGACAGATACAACGTCAGGAATTTGGTCCTTCCATTACACAGGCATGGAGAGGGTTAGGTGATAGACGTAGACAAAGAGAAGGTATATCAGAGACTGAAGCACTTATAGCACAACACCTTGAACAGGGTGGTACATGGGAAGAGATACAAGCATTGTATACAGGAGCACCAGCTACACCAGTAGGTATGGCAGCACCACGTGCAGCACCGTTGGCAGAGCAAGGTATGGACATGGAAAGGCAGGAGACTGAACCAGTACCAGAGGAAGTACCAGTAACATCTACGCAAAGGCATAATGATAATATATTAACTGCTACTGCTGGAGCGACAATAAGGTTAGAGAAACCACAACAACTTCAACGTCAAGTACAGAACGCCGAAGAGGGATCACCTGCTGCATTCGCAAGAGCATCGATGGATAACTGGAGAGATTTAGATCCAACTACACGTCCGTCGATAAACGATATGGTAGATCAAACAGCATCCCAGTTCAATGGGGTAGGTGATTTGAAAGGGAGAAACGAGGCAGTCGAATATCTATTGGCGAGCTTTGCATTAGAGACAGATAGCAACTTACTAGGATAGACATGGCAGAATCAATTGAAGAATTCTTGAGGCGGAGAGGACTAGGTAATACACCTACACCTACTGAACCTCAGTCGATAAACGATTTCCTACAAAGTAGGGGACTAGTAACGGCACCTGCTGTTGATACGTCTACACCGGTAGAACCTAATGTGTCCGAGCTAACAGAGATAAGACAACAGCAGAACATAGAGACAGGATACCAACAGGCATTACGTGAGGAACAAGCAAGCATTGTTTCAGAAGCTAATATGTCTATGGAACCTGAGACTATAAGAGAACAAGCAGAAGCTAACCTTGCTCCACTATGGGCAGGAAGAACAGCAGGGTTTGATAGCGAACCTACTACGTTCAGGGCACCAGCAATTGATGTGGCGTCGCCAGTAGAACCTACATGGCGAGAGGCATTGTCACCACAGGCTAGGGTAGGTGAGGCTAGGGCTGCACGTACAGAGGGGATTAACGAGGCTGTGTTGCCTTCTGTTAGACGTTACGAAACCATGAGGGGTTTACTATCGCCTGAAGAATACAAAGCAAGAGAGGATGTTACACGTGAGGACGCAACTGAATACGTTGGGTTTCATAGTGCAGTAGGACAATACGTTGAGGACAATCCTAACGCTGGACTACAAGGAGCTATTGATGCGGTACGTTTACAACTGGAAGAACTACCAGAATTAATGCGTGGAGAAATGGGAGATGACAGATATTATGAAGGAGCTACTGAAGGTGATATGGGTCCTAATGATCCTTGGGTTCGTGCTTTCAACAGACAGCGTGTTGAAGGAGACGCAGTACCAAGACTATCGGACTATCAAAAAGAATACCTCAACAGAGCACTACAGGCTAGGCAGGAGGAATTCTATCCGGATGTATTCGAACAGGTGGATGAAGACATACCCGACTACGAGGTTGTGGGTGAGGAAGCCTATGGCGAAGTGGAGGGCGGACTTACCGAGGAGGATTTAGATTATCATATTGATATACAACGTGAGAACTTAACACGTGAACTGGAAGAGGAACATGGATTAGATCCTCTACCGTTTTGGACAGAGAGCAATACAGAATACGTTATGTCTAATATGGAGGAACTATCAGAAGGGTGGTTGTGGCAGAAGCAATATCCAGATGGTGCTACAGTTGAAGGACCAATATCATGGTTAGTACGTTCAGCATTCTTAGTTCCTAATATGGCAGGTACTGCTTTATATGAAGGTACTACAGGAGCAGGTATACACCCCGGTATGTCTAGGGAAGAGATGTATGAATCGGAAGCAACGAGGATGGAAGAGACACCGTTGTATGAAGAGCACCCTTACTTACGAAACATAGCAACAGGACAATCACTTACTAATGATGCGTATGCGTTATATCATTATGGACCTGAATCAGTTCAGAAGTGGGCACCACTAGCAGGAGCAGTAGGCTTTGCTGGTGAGGTGTTGTTGGTTCCGTTCGACGCTGGTGTCGGCAGTCTAGCCAAAGGTGTAATGGCAGGTGGTAGAACATACCAAGCACAAAGAGCAATGGGCATTGGTGCTAGACTTGATGATGCTATACGAGCAGGTTGGTCAAGGACTGCTAGAGACTTGTCAGAACAAGCACCCGGTTTAAGGTTCCTTAATAGAGGAGCAGGTGATCCAACAATACTATTGGCGTCACAGGCTGCTGATTATTTAGACGATGCTCAACATATTAATAGTTGGAGAAGGGCGAACCCAACTGCTACTAACGATGAAGTTATAACGGAGATACAAAGACATTCAGGTGACAACAGTAGGGTGCTTGATGAAGCACGTGTTGCGATTAGAGATACTGGTGAGATACCTGTATTTCAGAATGCTATGACAGATGAGATAGATACGTTTGCTAGACAACTTGATGAAGTAGTTAAAGGGGAAAGTAATAATATCCCTAGACGTAGAGAACTAGTCAGAGCACTTGATGAAGAAGGTTATGTAATGAACCTCGCAGGTGATACGATTACTATGAGAAGTACCACTGACGAATTCATTGAAGCCATTAATGAAATAGGTGCTGCTCGCTTAACACGTAGAATGATATGGGATGTATCTTCAGAAACAGCGGTTAGGGTATTAGGACAGTCAAGTGTTGGAAAAGATTTAAGATTACTTACACCTAGGGTTGCTGTTGATGACGCACAAGTAGGAAAGATAATAGAGGAAGTAAGCAACGATATAGATTATAAGAGGTTAAATGGATTGGTTGCTGAAGATGGTAGTAACATATCAAGTAGAACGTTCCAAGATTTACCACTACATAAGAAACCAACCAGTGGTAGGTTCAACTATGCAGAGAGATTAAGGCAAGGCGTTGAGGTTGCTGATAATGAAATATCATTTATTATAAACAAAGCAGGTGAGATGGCACAGGCTGGTTTGATATCAAAGCATGCTTACATTAAAATAGTAGAGGAACTACGACCTTCAATGGTATTTCAGAAGTTCGGTATTGCAGGTGGAAAAAGAACTATAGGACTGGGTGGACAAATGTCGTTGAGCAGTATACGTACATTGCAAACTGCTATGCTAGAACAGGTAGCCCTATCCAGAAGGATGGGTATTGCTACTAAGGCATGGGACGGTGCGTCAGATGTAGCTAAGACTAGATTGCTTACGCCTATTGGAGCACGTAATACATGGGTGACACCTACGTTCTTCAGACAAATGGGAAGGAAACTGACGGACATACTAAAGATAACTAAGGCAGGATACAAAGCACCAGCAAGAGCAATGAAGTCTATTATCGTTGAGCATGCTATTAATACTTATAGGCAGTCACTGCATGCGATGGACGAAGGTTTAAGAACAACTATCAAGAGATTGAAGGTTGATCCAGAACTTAGAAGTATTTATGGTTTGACTGATACGTCAAGTTTCGACGAGATAATGATGGCAGTAACGTTTGGTGAAGTTGCGAACAGAGGACAGCACGCTGGAAGGATATTGGATGATATCATAAGTGTATCTATTCTTCAGGAAGATGTTGCATTTAATATGATGAACGCATTAGACAACGCAAAGTTCCAACGTCCTAAGATTAGATTCAGTGAAGAAGGATTGAAAGCAAAGAATGAATTGATAGCAGAATACTATGGAAGAATAGTTAATGCTGATACGGCAGAACTAAATGGTATCGTTAGGGAATTCTTTGAGCGTGTAACAGATGATGCGTTTGCTATGAACAGAGGCAACTTCGAACAAGCAGGTAAACTAAAGAGGATGCAAGCATTAAGTTCCGAGAACTATGCCGATGTTATGTCAGGTATATATTATAAAGCACAGGCACAGAGGCTGTCAGACAATGTAATAAAATCAATTGCTGATGAACTACCTGCTGCTAAGTTGTATGCTAATGCTTATGACGAACTGGGTAGAATAGTCCAGAGGCACCTTTGGGATGAGACAAGCACAAGTGCGTTAGACAGAAGAATTATAGATAAATGGACAGGTGACGAAACCGTTAGAGACTTTGATCCAGATGTAGGAGACGTTGATGTTTACATGCCTACACCAGAAGCACTAAAATTAGATTCGTCATTGGATTCTATTGTTGACTTCAACACTATGATAGAAGCTAGGGTTAGGAGACTTCTTAATAATACAGGGGCTGAAGGACATACATGGGAAGAAGCAGTAGTCAGAGACTTGTTTGGTAACCCAGTGGATGATGCGCAACGTAAAGTTCACCAAGAAGTAATGGAAATAATAAATGATAATACCAATAGTAATGGACAAACATTATTAGATATCGTTGAGCGTGTTGATGAGGTTGCAGCAGAAATGGCTAGGGCAAACCGTTGGAATGTAGAAACAAATGTGAATGAGGTGATGGGCAAACTAGAAGGTATGACCAAGAAGCTACGTATTGAGGATTTAGTTGAGGAAGGTGTGGTTAGTAGTGGTAGTCTTCAGAGAGAAATGCAAAGACTTATACTTGGTGAAGACGCAGCAGAGGCAGTTGAGCTAACAACAAGAGCAGGTTCTAAACTTGCTAATGTAGAGAACACACTAATAAATCTATTTGAAGTAGATACTGACTTGTCTTACAAGTTTGTTAAGGCTCTTAACGCTGCATTGGATATGGCTACGTCAGCTAGATATAGTATGATGTTGGGACTAAGAGCACCGTTCCACGTAAAGAATAACATTACAGCACCTGCTATTATATGGGGTGCCTTGGGTGGCGCCGATGCAGTAACGGCAATAAAGAATTATCCTAAAGCATTAACAGTATGGAATCAGGGTAGAGGTAGATTGGGTCAAGGAATAGTTAGAGATCCTGCTGGTAGGGTGTGGACTTCTAATGAACTATATGATTTAGCTATTGGTTCAGGAGCGTTGCGTTCACAGTCAAGTGTTATCTTGTCAGCGTCTAATATGAAAAAGATGATGGCAGACGCTAGGATGACGACTGAATCACAGAACGCTTTTATGAGAACGATAGATGGGTTTGGAGATAAGGGTAAGTCATTCTTCAAATGGTTTCAAGATATGACTGAATACGAAGATCAAGTATGGCGTATGTCATCGATGATTGGTGCGTTAGAAAGAGGAGATGATCCTATTACGGCACTGAACGCAGCAAGGTTGAGCCTAATGGATTACCAAGCAATGTCACCAATTGAGAGAACTATATCAGCAAAGTTTATGATGTTCTATGCTTTTACTAGAGCGAACGCAGCATTGTTTTTAAAGAACGCAGTTAATAATCCTAAGAGAATATATAATATGTATCGAGCACAACAGGTACCCGGTTTGTTAACAGGTAGGGTTGATCCAGTTGAGGCACAGTTTTACCTACCAGACTATACTATACCGAAAGTATTGACTACTTGGATGGAAGAGATAGACGGACCAAGTTATTATCAGACATTCGGAGAGATACCGTTACTGGAAGCTATGACTATGTTTGCACAGATGGGTATTGACTTATCCCGTGGAAACTTTAAGGAAGCTATTAGTCCAGTGACTGATAAGATTGATCCAACATATAGGTGGGGATTAGATCCAGTATTTGAATACAAGTCAAGTAACGTAGACGAGCGTGATATGTATTTATATAGTGAAACCTTTTGGGATGTTATCATTGGAGAACGTCCTGAAGCAGTAGAACCATATGCTGGACAAGGGACTTATGAAGGTTCAGTGTGGAAACTAAGTGATGAAGGTATGGAAAGATACGTAACTTGGAGAGAACATTGGGGTCCGTTCTTTGCGCTTCAAACATTATCTAATGATTGGGCACCTATGTTACATAACATAACAGGTAGCACAGCAATGGAAGGCAGGAGATCACGTTGGGGTAACGTACTAGGAGCGCCTATGACAGTAGGAACTATACCGAGAGAAGCAATGAGACAAAACATACAGAGAGATATTTTAGAACAAACAGAACAACCTTAGACATTTTACAGATTGTCTATTATAGAAACCATTAGAAGTAGGAGAAAGAGAAATGGGAGCATCAGGAAATTTTAAACATATTGCATCAACACAAGGTGCAACGGCAGTATCAGCGGCATATGCTAATAGCGTAACAGTTGAACTATCACAGAGAACACTAATACAGTCTTCGCTATATATTGTATTGGATACAATAGCAGGTGGAGCAACTAAGACTACAGTGAGGGTGACCTCGGATGCAGGAGGCAATATCAGTCTTGTACCAGATACAGAGGCTGTTATAAGCGCTGGCATTACGGTGGCGTCAGTAGGGACTACAGTTTATAAGACTGATATTATAGTACCTGCAACAGCAACTGAAGTTTATGCTTGGGTTAAGTTAGACGCTGGAACTGCAAATGTTATTTCAGTAGTTATTACTGGTATCGAATAATGTCTAGCAGCTACGAAGTAGCTAGTGTAGATGCTGTCGATGCTACTAACGAAAACACACCGGCATCAAATGTATTTATTATTAACCTAGTCGTAATGGACTTGGAAGAAATAGATAGGAATACAGAGACTAGAAAAGCATTCGCTGAATACATACGTCTGAAATGTGAGGAGGCTTTGTCATGGGGATAAAGGATTGCTTCGCACCAGATGCTGGAGGCGGAGGTGGTGTTGTACCTTGGGTGTATGATGCCACTGAAACATATATAGTAACGGCTGCTAACGCTGCGGCTTCACCTATGAATAATGGTGGATACCTAGCATTTTATAATACAACGACGGATAGTTGGAATAGTCTAGTAGATACTACACAACAATTATCAGTTAGAAATATAGCATACAGTACAACGATTAGTGTTAATGGAAAGATTTATATTTATGCAGGTTATTACCAAGCGGTAAAGTTTAATGAATATGATCCAGTAACAGATACTTGGACAGCAAGAACAGATCCTGCTATGGGATTTTTCAAATCAGTTGATTCAGTAAGTGATGGAGCAACAGGTTTATTTTTATTAGATGCTAATGGGTTGTTGAAACATTATGAAACAACTACACATACGTGGACTACGTTAGCATCAGGTGGTGTTATTAAATCATCACTTACACGAATAGGAACTAAACTGTTTGCCTTCGATAGATCAGCAGGTAGTAACTATAATAGCTATGATATACCTACAGACACTTGGACAATTGGTGCAGGTGTTTATCCGGTGGCATGGTATCATTATGTATGTTCAGGTTCAGATGGAACAACAGCATATATTATGGCAAGTGGTGCAGCAGCAGGAGATTTTTATAGTTTTGATGGAACAACGTTTACTGCCTTAGCAACAGCAATAGGTGGCGCACCGAATACTTCTAGTGGTTCTAGGTTAAACGTTGTTGATGGCAAAGTGTATTCAGGACAAATGAGGTTAGGGACAACAGCGTCACATACGTATTCTGATAGATTTCAGATATATAATGTAGCTTCAAACACTTGGTCAGTCAGTGCTTCGATAGCACCAATGGCATTGAATGAAGGGGGATGTACATTATGACTATTAAAGATTGCTTTGCAGCAGCGGCTTCAGCAGTACCAGCAGGTGGTGGTGGTGGAGGAGCAACAGGATTTATATATCTTAACCCAGCAGATTGTACCGATGGTAGATCGTATGGAGCAATGGATAGTTATAACGCACCCGGCAATTTAAGTTTCATTGATAACGGTGGTGTGACTGAAGTAACGTTTGATAATAACTATGCTACAGCAGCTAACAAAGGTAATGAACTTAGGAACCAAAGTATCATATGGAAAGATACAGGAATAAAGTTTAAAGATATATCTTCGATAGAGATGCACGTAGAACATATTGGAGAGATAGGGAACCCATACAGTGGAAATAAGAAACCTTCATATGGTTTTATATTTGGACAGAGCTACATGGTTCCTAATGCAACTGTTTGGTATCCAATGCCAGAGCATTATGTTGCTTCACACATATGGGCAGATAATAACAATATAAATATATACAGGAATATAGTTGTCAACAATGAAGGGACAGCTACCAACGGTGTTAGTTTTACACAGCACCCAATTGGTTCAGCGTTCTATCCAATTAATTATCAAGATGATATTGGTGGGGTGCCGAAGTTGACAACAAGAGATGGTGTCATTAGGCAGCACCAGAACAGTAAGGGCGTGAACAGTACCACGGTTGGAAGAGACGCATCAACTTGGTTAGTTACGAACAGACATTGGGGAGAGGATGAGACGCTTAAGGTAGGCATAATGGTGGGTCACCATGCTATCTATAAAACGCATTTAGGGGGTGAGGGTTTTCGTTTTAAGATACACTACAAAGTAAATGAGGGGAGAATATAATGGGAAGTAAAGTAATAGACATAGGGGCACTGACTAGTAGAGAGGATGTGTACGTGGTATTGTCTTCGACTGATGAAGTAGGTAGGGCATACATTAAGCAGAGACTGCTGGATAACCTATCAACGTCAGGGGCAGGAGATATAGTAAATGTAGATGACTTAACTTATTATATCTTTGAACTTATTAACATAGCGTCAGTGGTGACGGTGGAGGATTTGTAATGGAACTTGATGTTATGACGCTCATTACAGATGGTGGTTCGTTAGGTTTATTGACGCTGGTAATATGGATGATCAACAAACATTTTACACGTATGCTAGACAACCATGACGAAGACAGAAGGACTTGGTTAGAAGCGATTAAAGAAATCACAGCTAAGTTAGGATTAATAGAGAGAGACTTATCAGATATAGAGGATGATGTATCAGATATAAAAACAGTATTACAGGAGAAATTATGAGACTAAGAAATATTAAAAGGGTAGCAACAACTATACTTAACGCTATAAGAACAGCAGAGGATTTGTATTCAGAATACGATGGTGCTGGTGCGGAAAAGAAAGCATGGGTAGTTGGTGTACTTAATAAGAAGTTCGACATTCCATTTATCGGTGAGAAGACAGAGGAGAAAATCCTTGGTGTTCTTGTTGATATAGTATGTGAAGTGTGGAATAGTCTAGAAAAGAAATAGACTTGAGAGATGCCCTGTGTTGGCTCCTATATAATGCGTGGGTATATAATAGGAGAAATACGTAACGTCCAACACAGAGCAAGTGTGTCCCACTAAGCAGCCTTCAAAGCCTTAATCATAGAGCCGAAGGAAGAAGCGTACTGTTCATTACCTGAAGCGACTGCCTGAAGGTGAGGTGTCAAGTCAGTTGAGAACATGTGACCAATGAACTTATCCTGCCAAGCAAACTTATAAGTATAACCGGGACAGTCTTGACGTGACGAAGAACCTTGGTGTGCTGGATACATATATATGCCAGCCAGTTCCATAGCCATGAAGTGTTCCATAAGTTTGTTAGCATTAAAGATATGCAGTTGGAAGTCTGCCATATTGATAGCGGCTATGATAGATACTTTATCATTGTGTGTAATCCATTGAGGACGTTTAGTTTTATTATCGTCTTGATAGATTTCTAATACACCAGTGGGATAGTTGCCACGACCCCAGTTAAGTGCCTTGACTTCGACAGTGATAGACTTGGCTAATGTTTTAGCGATAGTCAAATCATATGGGAAGATGTTGTGGTCCATAAGTTGGGTGTGGTACTGTACTGATGCGAAGTAATGTTCAACGGATTCTTCAGTCCATTTGGATTTAAGTAAATCATTTTTAAAGTTCTGCATGTTATTCAGCCTTTATCATTTCGACATGAGGGGCAGCAGCTTTGATAGTCATAGCCTGAAACTTAGCTGTTAGCCAACGTTTGTGCTTGTAGTAGGTTTGCCTAGTGACCTTACCGCCCGGATAGTTGTAGACGTATTGAGCGTCTTGAACCAGTTCCTGTAGGCGGAGCAAATTGTTATAGATGAATTGTTCACGGACTGTGCTGTAGTTGTGCATGTAGTCAGCGATAAGTAGTGGTAGTGCCTTGGTTTCAAGTGCCTCCCATATTGCTTTGTTCATGATTGGTCGTTGGTAACGGGGCTTAAGTCCGTCGGGTAGTTTGTCGTCTGACATAATAGTTATTCCTATTGTTTATATATTATACTTTATTGTACATATATATATAGGTTCGGTAAAATGATTAAGCACTTTTATTTTAAAAAAAAATCCCAACCCCTAGGTGACTGATGATGATGCCTAGAGATTGGGAGAAAAGTAAAGGATGCCTAAGAACGACATAACTGGCTAATCAACTTTTGTTTTGCTTGTATACATAGTATAACATGTACTGAAAGAAATGTAAAGGATTTAAAATAAATAAAATAAAAAGGACATTAGGGAATTGACATACTATTTATATACGGATGAGGAAATGTATGTTATAATATATACATAGAATGACATAGCTGCCTTATACATTGCAGCAACCGAAGACTGATAAACGTTCATTTAGATTGTGATATCACATAGCGGCAACTACCAGATAGAATATATAATGTTGGGTTACGAAGATCACCGAGAGGTGGGAGCTAACTGTTAAACCCAAACAAGGCTGAGGTAGAACGTTATGGTTGAAATGAAAGTAACACCTAATGGTTACGGTATGCTTCAGAGGAAGTGGTTATAGTAGGCAGACGCCAATTGCCTATGACTTACAAACCTTGAAGATGCTCAGTCGAGATAAGAATATTAGATTACTTAGATACTATTCATTATCAACAACGGAGGGAACAAAGGATATAACTATGTTATAACCTAATAGCTTTGTTGTAAGTAAATAAAATAAGAAGAATAAATAATAAATTTAAAAGAGAAGAAGAAAGAAAAGTTTGATATAGTGTTAATGGATCCACCATGATACAGAGAAGAAGTAGAAGAAGAAGATGACGATAGCTGGCGTCGATAAGAGAAGACGACGATGGTTGCTGCCTTCTATTGACTGAAACTATTATGAAAGAAAGTGAAAATAAAAGTGCCGAATGGAATGTAGGAACCTATTTATAGTAGAGGTTTAGTGATGATAGTGATGAAAATAACTGAAACTATTATGAAAGAAACCTTGACGATACTGCGATAGTGTGGTATAATATAGTATAGGAACAAAGGGGAGATGCCTAAAAGAAACCCCACAAAAGGAATGACTGATGATGAAAGTTTATGATAGGATGGGAACGAAGTTCGTTGCCGAACCACAACAACACGGAAGGATGAAGGTAGGTATGCGAACCAGAGGAGGCGAATGGTTATGCGGTTGTATGATAAGCGACTGGAAAGAATACCAGCACGAATGTTTAGACGCTGGTTTGTATTGGAATAAGATGGTAGGTGAGGACGAAGGACAGAGGAGACTGCGTGAATGGAGAGACTTATCCAGTTTTGATAAGGAAGAATGGATGGTAGAGATGGCGAAGAAGTATGATAAGAAGTTGAGGACTAACTGGATAAGGAAGGCGAGGATAGACGGAACGATAAGACTACTGGATATGCCTACTATAAATAAGATGGTAGGTAAGTTGTATAAGGATAAGTATAATAGTGGTGTGGTGAATGAACCTGATGTTATGCTACTGAATGGAGATATATTATATCGCATAAGTTTTACGACAGACGAAGGACAGGTATATGCTATACGGAATGTTGGTGGTGATATACTAGGTTGTGATATATCAACAGAAAATAAATGAAAATAAAAATGCTTTTAGCATTATGAGATACTAGTTATAGTATAGGATAAAGGGGTGATGCCTAAAAGAAACCCCACCTAACACGAGAGGATAAGATAATGACTGATGTAGAAAGAAGAGAATGGATGATAGAGGAGCACTATATATGCCCAGAATGTGGAGCGGTTGATAGTATGTATCAAGAATACGCTACTACTTTTATGATGAACCCCACCACCTGTGAGACTGTTTACAGTGATGATAGTGAGGAGGTAGAATATTACTGGTGTGAGGAATGCTCACTAGAAACTAATGAGATATTTGATATTGTAGAGGAACCACCTAATGACTAGCGAAGTATTGGATGTGCTACTGAACAGCGAGATAAGTGAGGACGACTTTGTATGTAAGTGCGGAGCGGAGGAATGGATGAAGGAAGTGTTGATACGAAATGGTAAGGCACTAATAACATATCGTTGTTCAGTATGTAGCAGAGAATACGGGTTGGTATTGTCGGAGAAAGTAAATGAAAATAAAAATGCTTTTGACGATATGAGATACTAGTTATAGTATAGGAAAAGAGACGATGCCTAAAAGAAGTCTTACCTAAAAACGACAAAACAAAACGGAGAATAGAAATGCTAATAAGAAATAAAGATGGAGAACAAACTAACAGGAATACTATTGAGGATACAAGTATAAGTATTTATCAGGTGTGGGCACAAGTCCACCAGAAGTATGGAGCACCAGATGTATTATGTGATGAATACTTTGCTACTATGGAGGAAGCAGAGATGAGACTAGGACAGGTGAAGACATACAGGAGACTAGGACAGACTAATGACGATGGTGCCTATGAGCAGTTTACCGAGAATGGTATGACGCTAGAAGAACTACACAATGGAGGTAGTTGGGCACACGCATTTGGTATAAGAGAGATACACCCACTAAAGTTTGTTGATGACGGGAGGGTGAACTAATGCCTAACTGGTGCGACAATGAACTGACAATATCAGGGACGAAAGAAGCGTTGACTATACTAGAAGAAAAGATAAAGACTAGTGGTGAACTATGTGAAACAATAATGCCGACGCCATATGAACTACAATGTTTGGTTGGTAATAATGATAAGGTATGGGTAGACGATAAAGGTAAGTGGGTAGTAAGTGTAGGAGATAGTGAGACTATG